ATGGCTCACATGCCTTCCTCCCCCGCCGGGCAGCCGCTCGGCCGCGGCCGCATCGTTCTGACCAGACGCGGCCTCTGCACCGTTCTTGCCGAAGAGGGCAACAGTCTTGTTCTCTGCCCGATCCACGAAGCTCCAGCCCTGACACACAGGGCCGACATTCCTCTGACATGGAGGGATGAACTCATTCTGGGACTGAAACAAAATGCGGTCGTCAGGGCCATTCCCTTCCTCAAACAGCGTCAGGCCGTCACCCCCCAGCCTGCAAGTCTCTCCGCCTTCACCCTCACCCAGCTCCGCCTCCGGACACACCGGGAACTGCAGGTCAACGCTCTGGAAAGTGACAGGCTGCCCTTCTTCTCTGGCAGACATGCCCGCAACCGCCTCCATGCAACCCATGTCTCATGACACGCCCCGCAAAAAGCCTGTCTCCTTCTCGCAGAAACTCTTTGATGAAATGATGGAAGACCTCATGCTCGGCACTCCCCTGCATGACATCTGCTCCGGCGCACAGCGCCCCACCCTGCGCAGCTTCTATCGTTGGCTCCAGAAACATCCGGCCCTCCTGCCCCGTTATCGCCGGGCACGGGAACTGTCTGCCGACAGTCTGGAAAGCACCATCCTCTCCCATATCAGGGCCATGCCAGAAAAAGCTGATGCGGCCACGGTCAATTTCCACAAGCTGAGGTTCGACATGCTCCGCTGGATCATGGCCCGCCGTGCCCCAAAGCGGTATGGCGACCGGCAGACCATGGAACATGCCGGGCATGATGGCGGCCCCGTACACACCATCCAGCGGCTCATCATTGATCCCGCTGCTCCGGGCACAACACCACCGGACACATCACCGCAATAAAATGCAGGGGCCTCATGACAACAGACCGGGTCACCATCATGACACCCCGGGCCTTTGCGCCCCTTCTACAGCCTGCCCGCTATAAAGGCATCTGGGGAGGACGAGGTTCCGGGAAGTCCTGTTTCTTTGCCGGAATGCTGATCGAACAGGCCACACTGCGCCCCGGGTTGAGGGCGGTCTGCATCCGGGAAATCCAGAAATCCCTGACTGTTTCCGTTCACCAGCTGCTCCGGGACACCATCGCACGCCTGAACCTGTCCCACCTCTTCACAGTTTTGGACAGGGAAATCCGTACACCCGGCGGCGGTGTCATCCTCTTCCAGGGGATGCAGTCCCACAATGCCGAAACCATAAAATCCCTGGAAGGAATGAACATCGCCTGGGTGGAGGAAGCGCAGTCCCTCTCGGCCAGGTCCCTGAAACTCCTGCGCCCGACCATCCGCCAGCCCGGTTCCGAACTCTGGTTCAGCTGGAATCCCAATCATCCCTCCGACCCTGTGGATGCCTTCATGCGTGATCCTGCCACGGAAGGTGACCCCTCCTTCATCACGATCCGGGCGAACTGGTCAGACAATCCGTGGTTCCCAAATGTTCTGGACCAGGAACGAAAACGGGATCAACATCTGCGACCACAGGACTATGGCCATATCTGGGAGGGAGGCTATCAGCTGCATCACGAAGCCCTCATCTTCCCCGACCGCATCACGGTTGAAGAGTTCCGGCCCCCCAGCAGCTGCCGCTTCCATTTTGGAGTGGACTGGGGCTTCTCACGGGACCCCACAGCCGTCATACGCTGCTTCATTCACGAGGACATCCTCCATATCGACCATGAGGCAGGCGGCACCCACATTCCACTGGACCACCTGCCTGCCCTGTTCGACAGGATACCGGGCATCCGCCACTGGCCCATCCGGGCAGACGGTGCCCGGCCGGAAACGATCAGTTACCTTCGCACCCGCCATCATTTCCGCATCAGTGCCGCCCGAAAATGGCCCGGAAGCGTACAGGATGGCATCGAGAGGCTGCGCTCCTTCCGGTCCATCCGCATCCATCCCCGCTGCCAGCAGACAGTCCGTGAGTTCCGCCTCTACCGTTACAGGTCGGACCCGCTGACAGGCGATGTCCTCCCGCAGGTGGAAGATGCGAACAACCATTACATCGACGCCCTGCGTTACGCTCTGGATGGCCTCATCACCAACCAGTCCCCCCTGCCGGATTTCTCACGGTTTGCACCACCTACCTGATGGACATGGCTCTCACGGATGACCCAGCGCCCAGACCAGCCATCCCCCTACGGCTCCCCCCAGTATCAGCCCACCCAGAAGGGCCAGCAGAAGCATCCGTCCGGCAATACGCTGTGATGATGCCTTCCAGTCGATCCATCTCATGACATGTCTCCTTTCCGTTACAGATAGGCCTTGCCCATGCCCGGTTTTTCTCTCACCCGTCTGTTTGAAAAACAGCCCACAACAACCGCACGCCCCCGGCAGGAACCCGCCGCTCCACGTCACACCAGTATGGCCGGGAAGACAAGTCCCCACTGGCTGACCCGCCTGTGGCGGGCCTCCCACACCATCCCTGCCCCCGATGACAGGACGACGGCCACGCCATTCTCCCCCTACCGGCCACCACCGGGCGTCGTGCCGGAAGGGCATGACCAGCCCGGCATGGATTCTGCCCCCACGGCCATGATGGACATGGCCTGCTGGGCCATGGGACAGACGGCAGCCCAGCCATCATGGATGGCCGACGGGCTTGGTTTTCTGGGGTATCCGACCCTCGCCCAGATGGCCCAGCGGGCGGAGTTCCGCAAACCCTGTGATGTCATCGCACGGGAAGCCACACGGGAATGGATCAGCCTCAGCACGCACAACCCAGACCATCCCTCTCCGGCTCTTCCGTCGGATCCCGCAGCCCGCCTTCATGCGCTGGATGTGGAGATGAAACGGCTGAATGTCCGCGAGCTTCTGCACCAGCAGATTCTGGACAGCCTGCTCTACGGCATCGGCCATATCTGGCTCAACATGGCTGACACGCCCCGCACGACCTATGGGCAGACACTCCCGCTGCCCCTCACCCCCCACGGGGTCCGCAGGGGAACTCTGGCCGGGCTGAAAAACATCGAACCGGTCTGGACCACGCCCAACGCCTACAATGCCGACTCTCCCCTGCAGGATGACTATTACCGGCCCCGCAACTGGTGGGTGCAGGGCAGCCTTGTCCATCGGGACAGGCTCATCAGCATGGTGCCTTATGGCGTATCCGACCTCTTCAAACCGTCATTCAATTTCGGCGGGATGAGCCTGACACAGCAGCTGCGCCCCTATGTCCACAACTTCCTGCGGACCCGCAACAGCATCAGCAACATCACGACCAATTTCTCCAGGCTTGTCCTGAAGACCGACATGGGCGGCCTGATGGCCACCGGCACCAGCGACGAGGCCGACCCGACAGCCTCCATCACGGGGCGGGCCTCCTTCATGCAGAAAATTTCCGAAGGACAGGACATCATCGTGGCCGACCGGCAGAACGAGGATGTATCCATCGTGGCCACACCCCTGACAGGGCTTGCCGACCTCCAGTCCCAGGCCATGGAAGCCATGGCCTCCATACCCGGCATACCGCTCGTGAAGCTCTTCGGCATCACCCCCAACGGGCTGAACGCCTCCTCCGCTGGAGAAATCAGGGTGTTCTACGATGAGATCGCCGCCTTTCAGGAAGCCCACATGCGGCCCGTGCTGAGCCGCCTGCTCACCCTGATCCAGCTCAACCTCTGGGGAGACACCGACCCTGCACTGGAGATCACCTTCAAGCCCCTCTGGCAGCAGACCACACAACCACAGCCATCCGAGGCCTCATGACCATTCTCGCCTATGACCGCACCGGGTCCGTCCGCAGTTTTGATGACAACGGACGCCTCCGTGTGGAACGGACCCCCATCAGCAAGGCCAACATCTGCCTCTATCAGGGGCGGGAAATTCCCGACCATGCCCGGCTGGGCCTGAACCCGGACCAGTCCTACCGCCTCCTGCGGGACCCGAAAGAACTGGAAAAGGCGGCAGACAGTTTCAACTCCCTGCCCGTTCTGGAAGAACACGTCCCCACCAGTGCGGATGCCCACCCAAGGGAACTGACGGTCGGCTCCACCATGGACAATGCCCGCTTCGAAAGCCCCTACCTGACGGTCGGCATGGTCATCTTTGATGGTCCTGCCATCACCCGCATCCAGTCCGGTGACCAGAAGGAACTGTCCTGCGGCTACGCCTATGAGGCGGACATGACACCGGGCACCCATGAGGGCCAGCCCTATGACGGACGCATGGTCAACATCCGGGGAAACCATATTGCCCTCGTAACAAAAGGACGGGCCGGCCCTGACGTGCTGGTCCATGATTCTTCAGCCACAGGGAAAGCAGCCACCACCATGACACGGAAAGACGACACGCCCACCGCCGAGGCACCCCACCATGAAGAGGCGGAATCTGCCCTGAACGAGGCCATCCAGAAGGCCCTTTCCGCCGACCGTGCCCTGCGCCAGGCCACGGAGGAGGCACGCCGCCTTGTCCGCCCCCTGGTCGGAGAGGTTCATGGCATGGAAAGTGCCGATGACGTCTACCGCTATGCCCTCCGGCAGTCCGGCATGGCAGCGGACAGTCTCGCCGCCATCAATCAGGCCGGTCTTCATGCCCTCGTCCAGACCCGTCTGGAGGCCATGACTCCACCCATCACGCACGCTCCTGCCGCTGATGAAACCGCCACCGGGTATACGGCCCCACGCCGTTACTGACCCCATCCCTGCCCAGATTTACAGAAAGCACATCCATGTCCGATTTCCAGCAGACTGTCTCCTACACATGGCCGCAGGGTTTTCCCGGAGCCCCGGCCAGTGCCAACCCCATCCGCACGGCCATCGCCCCGGAAGGCGGATTCATCGCCGGAGAGGGCGGGCTGACCATTGCCCGTTTCGTCTGGCGTCATGAAGACGGCGTGAGCCTGAGCCACACCGGCACCACCACACCGGCGGGCTTCCTCTACCGTTCGCAGCAGGGGCTGACGACACAGTATCTCCAGTCCGCCACCATGACCCTGCCGCAGGGCTTCATGGCCAGCCTTGCTGAGGGCGGAGACTTCTGGGCCGTGGCCAGCACGGCAGCCACGGCGGGACAGGCCGTCTATGCCTCCACAGGTGACGGCAGCCTCCAGACGGCCCCGGCAGGCAACACACCGCAGGGAACCATGGCCACAGGCTGGACGGTCTCCCGTGGCGGCAGTGCGGGAGAACCGATCATCATTTCCGGCCCCATGCACCCCATGACGGCCTGACCCCTCTTCAACCCGCCCGCCCCTTCTCCGCTCCCGACCACAAGCAAGGTATCACCATGCCCCACTCCATTTCTTCCGCCATGCTGAAACGTGACTTCGGCATTCATGGCGTGCTTGACCACGCCATGGCCTTCGACAGCGCCGTGACGGCTCCCAATTCCGGCATTCCGTCCATCTTTTCCACCTATGCCGACCCTCGCACCATCAAGGCTCTCATCACACCCATCCGGGCCGAGGCCATCTATGGCCAGGGCCAGAAAGGCGACTGGCTGACGGACACGGCACAATTCCCCTTTGTCGAACTTTCCGGCCAGACAGCTTCCTACGGGGACTATGACAGCTCCGGGGACAGTGACGTCAACGCCAACTGGGTGCAGAGGCAGTCCTTCCATTTCCAGACATGGACCCGCTGGGGAGAACGGGAGGCGGAACGCATGGGGGCCGCCCGGCTGGACTGGGTCTCCCGCAAGAATGAGGCGTCCATCTCCATCCTGAACAAGACGAGCAACCGCATCAGCCTCTTCGGAATGGAAGGTCTCCAGCTGCGTGGTGCCCTCAATGACACAGCCCTGCCACCGGCCATCCAGCCCACCCCGAAGATTGCTCCTTCCGGAGCGGCAACGGGCAGCAGCGACTGGCTGAGCATGACCGACCCGATGCAGGTCTATGCCGACATTCTCAAGGCCTTCCAGCAGCTTTCCGAACAGATGGGCGGAAATGTCACGCTGGAAAGCCCCCTGACCCTCGTCATTCCGACGGAGCGGCAGCAGTGCCTGCTGTACACGAACCAGTTCCGTGTCTCCCTTCGTGAACTGCTGCGGGAGAACCTGCCCAACCTGAAGATCGAGACCCTGCCGGAAGCCGGCAGTACGCTGTCTGGTGGTCTCAGCAAGGTCACGCAGATGCAGCTCTTCCTGCGGGAGGTGGACGGGCAGGAAAGTGTCACCACCGCCTTTACCGAGAAGCTGCGTGCCCATGCGGTCGAACGCTACAGCTCCTACATCCGCCAGAAAAAATCCCAGGGCACATGGGGAACCATCTGGTTCTACCCGGTGGCCTGCGTCACCATGACAGGAATCTGAACCATGGCCGATACTGTCACCGTCCTCTGCCGTCTGCCTTCCGGCATCCGGCTCGACCTGCATGACCTCTCCAGCCTGAGCGAACGGACACAGGCCACGGCCCCCGTCATGACTCCGCCACAGGCCCGGTCCTCCATACTGCTGAATGGCATCCGGCAGGACCCGCTCTACCATCCCGTGGAAAACCGTCTGCTCGGGCGGGCAGGACGGACCACTGTGCCGACCAACTTCTGGAAAGCCTGGCTGGAACAGAACAGGCAGAGCGACCTCATCACCCGGAAGATCATCTTTGCCGAAACCACGCCCGCCCGTGCCGACAATGCCATGGCCGAACTGGCCAAGGACCGCACGGGGCTGGAAGGGGCTGACAACACCACCCTGGCCGAAGGTGTCACCCCCATGCAGAAAACAGCCTGACCACCCGCCCGTGCCTTATGCCCTCCAGCCCAACGGCACGGGCCTCCAACCGGGAGACAATGCCACCATGACGGACTCCTCCCCCCCAGGGCAGGTTACCTTTTCCTATCAGAACTGGCTCGCCGCCTATCCGGCCTTCGTCGGGCATGTCAGTGCCGGGCAGGCGGAAAGCTTCTTCCAGCTGGCAGAACTGATCCTCAACAATACGGGCCGTTCCCCTGTCCGGGACATGACACGACGCAGGACGCTGCTCTGGCTGCTGGTAGCGCATCAGGCGCAGCTCTTCGCCACCGAAACACCAGCCCAGTCTGGCGAGGCCACCGGCAGCCCGCCAGCGGCACCGCCAGTCGGACGGGTCGCCTCCGCCACACGGGGGGCGGTCTCCATCACACTGGATGGCAGTACCCTGCCAAGGCAGGCCGGGTGGTTCAGCCAGACACAGTATGGACTGATCTTCTGGCAGGCCACGGCCCCCCTCCGCCAGATGCGCTTCCTGCCTGGCCAGGCACATCCAGCCTACCTCTGGCCCTGATACGGAAACGGCCCACCCCAGAAGGGTGGGCCGTCTTCCATCATCACCTGACGCTCTCAATGCCAGAGCAGCTTCCAGACAACATAGGCGAACAGGAAAGGCACCACGAGATGGACCAGCGTACCGAAGGTGATACGCTTGCCATCACCGGCCCGCATCATCAGGAAAATGGTCCGTGTCAGAGAAAGCAGACACAGGATCAGCACCACGGCAAACAGCACGGCCTTGCCGGTTACAGCACCATACATACGATCTTACTCCTGTCTCACTGGCTGAACACGCATCCGCAACCAGCCAGAACTGGCCGTAAAGTGGCGCAGTCATGCGCTTTCGTCAATCCAGTCCCGCCTGACCGGTTTCACCACCTGATGGAAGGCCAGACAGCATGAATCTCTTCTCTCTCGCCAGCAGCGTGACAACCACCATCAACCCGCTTCAGCCTGCCATTCTCCGCCGCATGACAGGCAGCCAGATTGCCGCCGATTACAGCACGACCCCGCTTCATGAGGACATCCCTGTGCTGATCGACATCCAGCCCGCCCCGGCCACTCTCCTCCAGCTCATTGGCGACATCGCCCAGCAGGGAGAAAGCCGCACCGTCTTTCTGCAAGGCAGCGCCCATACTCTCAGTCGCCCTCTGCAGAGCGGGGGCGACAGCCTCCTGTTTGAAGGATCGGAATGGCTGGTCACGAAAATACTCGAACAATGGGGAGCCAATGAATGGTGCCGCCTGATCGTCACCCGCCAGATTCCATGCCGGCAGAGTTCCAGCTAACCCCGACAGACAGCACGGTCATGCAGATGCTGGGAGACTGGCTGAAAGCAGAAATTCTGCCTGAAGGCTGGGGCCTCTTCCAGGGCCAGCAGAACCGTCTGCCCATGCCTTCAGGCAGCCATCTCGTCATGCAGCCAACCACACGCCGTCCGCTCGCCACCAACAGCCATGGCCATGATGAAGAAGGCGTCACCATCTCCCAGCCCGTGGAACTGTCCATCCGGCTCACCGCCCGTGGGCCTGAATCCCTGACGGTTCTAGGCGGTGTCAGCACCCTGTGGCGGGACCGGCGGACCGTGGCGTGGTTCCGCCACAGACGGCCTGACATGGCCCCCATAGACACCGGGCCCCTCACGCAGCAGGACTTCACCAGTGCAGAACAGCAGTATGAGGCCTCCGCCACCCTGACACTGCGTCTCGTCATCATGACCACCCTGAAACGCCCGGCCGAGACGGCCACAGCCCTCGGCATGGCCTCCATGGTGGAAGCCACCCTGGCCACTCCCCTCCCATCTGCCGACCACTGATTCCTTTTTCACAGACAAGGACACTCCATCATGGCCTCCCTGACCGGCACCATCCCTCTTGCCCAGACTGTCAGCATCAATCCCGTCACACTCGGCACAGCCAGTGGCGTTCCTTTCATGAACGGGCTGCTCATCACAACCCCTTCGGATTCAGCTGCTCTCGGTACAGGTCAGCTGAAAGCCTACGGCTCCCTGGCAGACGTGACGAAAGACTTCCCCGCCAACAGCCCGGAAGCCCGCATGGCCGCCGTTTATTTCGCCAGCCATGACGATGCAGCCCAGATACCGCCCACCCTGCTGATCCATATGGCGGACCCGGCCCACCAGGCCGATCCTGCCAGCCTGATGGACCTCATCACCAGCCAGAATCAGGCTTTCACCGGCTTCACCACCACATGGGAACCCACCCTGACACAGAAACAGGCCTTCGCCACATGGGTGGCCGGCACGACGGACCGTTACTGGTATGTCCCGTGGGACACGGACGAGCAGGCCCTCAACCCGCAGAACAGTGCCAGCTTCGGCACATGGTTGCAGAACCGGAACATTGATGGCACCACCCTGATCTATCAGGACCCTCTAGCTGCCGCCTTCTGTCTCGGCTGGCTGGCCTCGCTCGATTTCAGCGCAACGGACGGGCGCACCACGCTCTGCTTTCGCCGCAGCGGGCTGCTCACCCCCAGCGTGACCGATGCCACGACAGCCGCCACTCTCCGGGCCAATGGCTACAATTTCTACGGGGCCTATGCCAACGGGCTGGGCCGCTTCCAGTGGCTGGAGGGCGGGCATGTCTCGGGGGCTTTCCTCTGGGCGGACAGCTACATCAACCAGATATGGCTCAATGCGTCCTTCCAGTCCGCCCTGACCACGCTTCTGCTCCAGACCGGGCAGATTCCGTATGACAGCATCGGGGATGGGCTGATCTCGGCAAGCGTGCAGGACACCATCAACCAGGCCCTGCGCTTCGGGGCCATCCGCCCCGGAATCCAGCTGACATCCCTTCAGAAACAGCAGATCGACCAGGCTGCCGGAACCACCATCAGCGACACGGTGCAGAGCCGGGGCTGGTACTTCCAGCCCAATGCCTCCACCGCCGCAGCCGACATCCGGGCCGCCCGCAGAAGTCCCCCGTGCCGCTTCTGGTACACGGATGGCCAGTCCGTCCAGTCCATTCATCTTGCATCCATCGAGGTCCAGTAAGTCATGTCCCGCACTGCGCTCATCACCTCGGCTGACGCCGTTTTCACCCTCACGGTCAAGACCCTGTTCAATGCGCCCATCACGCTGGAGAACTGGGCAACCGACCATGGCTGGAGTGGCTCCCAGAAGCTGAAGCTGGCCACGACGAGCCTCTCCATTGATGGCCGTCTCAACAAGGGATTTGTCCCTTCGGCCTATCACATGGCCCTGCATTTCTCTGCCGGATCACGCTCCCTTCCCGTCTTCGATGCCATCGCCACGGCCTCCCGGCAGGCCCGGACAGTCTACGAACTGAACGGCGAGCTTCTGCTGCATGGGCTGGGACAGCGTTTCACCTTCACCAATGGCTGCCTGACGGATTATGACCCCGTTCCGGCGGGGGATACAACGCTGGGCAACCGAACCGTGAACATCACATGGGAAAATGTCCTCCCGGCAGGGCTGTAAGGCAACCCACCATGAAAACCATCGAATGGACCCCTGCCGAGGGCCCTGATGCAGGCAAATGTTTTGTCATTTCCCGCATGTCGGCCTTCACGGCGGACCGCTGGGCACGGCATGTCGTCCGTGCCCTGGCCCGTGCCGGAGCCAACACCCCACGGGAGGCCCTGCACAGCGGCATTGCCGGTCTCTCCGGCCAGAGCATGGCCCTGTTCGGGCACATGAGCGATGAAGACTGTGACCGGGCTTTCTCCGGCCTTCTGGACTGTGTAACAATCCGCCGGGACCCCATGAACCGGGCCCTTGAGCCTGCCCCGCTCATCGAGGCGGACATAACGGACCCCAACACGTTGCCTGCCTTGCGGGCAGAGGCCTTCCGGCTGAACGTGGATTTTTTCAAGGCCGCAATTTACCAGATATACCCCCTCATCGCCATCTTGAGGGAGACACAGCCGGACGGGGACCTCCCGCCCGCTGCGTGAATCTCTCCAGTCCGATGGCCTTTGTCATCGGGGCGGGGCTGGCCACACTGCATGAGCTGAAAACCCTCTATGACAGCGAAGACATGTGGCTTCTCTGGGAAATTGCGGCCGTGGAGCGCATGAATGGCCATTCTTGATACACTCATTGCCCAGTCGGACCTGATACGTCCCCCGACCCATCTCCCCCTGAAACAGGGCACGGCAGCCTTCCGGCGGAATGTCATGGGGGCACTGGCCCTTTTCACCGGGGGGCGATCACTCACTGGTCTGAAACAGCAGGACACAGACGGAACAGATGTCCCTGTCATGGCACGCCCTCTGCCCGCCATGATGCCAACGCCGGAGCCACCGGCCCGCCAGAGCGATGCCACAACTCCCGAAGCGAAAGCCCCTTCACCCCAGCCCATGCCTCCCTCGGCGGTACAGACCGTGCGGGACTGGTCCACCCTGCTGGCCCAGTCCACCCCTGCCGCCCGACAGGCCCTGAAGGACGTGGAGCCAACCCTCCACAATGCAGAGCAGGCTCTGGAGCGTGTCCTTCACCTCCAGGCACGACAGGCTGATGAAACACGGGAAGGAGCGGACCCCGGCCCCCTCCTGCAAGGTTTTTCAGCCATGATGACGGCCCGCAGCATCCTGAACCTTCATGCTCCTGAAGGCCTCTCCTCACCCCATGATGAAACCGGACACCAGAAGACACCCCCTCCTCGCCAGCCGGGCAGGCTCCTGCCTGCCATGTCCATCCCATACCTGACCGGCACGGCCTCACGGGAACTGAACGTCTCACCCACGCCGCAGCAGGACCAGGAGCGGCTGCATCGCCTGTCCCTGACCCTTGCCCGTACGGATCAGACACTCTCACGGATGCTTCCTGCAGCACCGGGTTCCCGTTCCCCCGCCATTCCGGGCAGGCCCACTCCCGGTGCAGGGCCAGCTCTTGCCCACCTTGCCCGGCATGTCGAAACCGCATCACGACCGCACCCTCTCACGACCCACAACACGACCACGCACAGCCCGACCATCAACATCACCGTGACGGCAGGTCATGGCAGACCGCAAGACATTGCCCGTGCCGTGGAAGCCAGCACCATAAAAGCCCTTGCCCGCCAGACCCTCACCCAGACCGGATAATCTCTTTCTGGAGCAGTCCTCATGTCCATCCTGACATCTCTCCGGGCGTCAGCCTCCGCCACCGGTGGTGAAACGCTGGGAAACTGGGCCGTACAGCGTGCCGCCCGCCAATGGGGCATCTTCCGCCGCCCGACGGCTGACCAGTTCAGTTCCCTCACATCGTCCGGTTTCAACCGATCAGCTGGCGGCCCATCCAGTTTCCTGTCAGGCCAGGCGCCAAGACGTGTCCTCTCCGCCGCCCATGTCGATTCCCTGCGACTGGATGAACAGGCCAACATCTGCTCCGCCCCACAGGAAAACGGTACCTTCACGAGCTACAACAAGGTATTCCTGCCCTACCGGGCCATGATCCGCATGGTCTGTGACGGGTCGGAAACAGGCTCCCTTGGTGAAAACCTGCTGCCAGACTTCATACGCAGCACCCTTGGTGTGGGGTCTGACACGGTGCGGAAAGATTTTCTGGAAACGCTTTCCCGGCTCGTAAAGGACACAAACCTCTATTTCGTCGCCACGCCAGAGGGCATCTACCCCAATGCCAACATCACCGGTTACACCTTCACCCGCACGGTCGACAGCGGCGTTGACATCATAACGGCCAACATCACCATTCAGGAAGTCCGACAGGGAAACACGTCCCGCTGGACGGGAAGCCGCCACCCACAGGGTGCGCAAACCCGCAATGCAGGCCCCGTCACCCTTCAGCCGGAGAAACGGACATGATCTACACGGTTCCGCTCCAGCCAACAGCAGCCCAGAGCATGACCTGCCCCATTGCCGGGCTGCAATGCCACATCTGGCTGAGACAGCTTTCCACCGGACTATACATGGACCTGACCGTCGGTACCGAAGCCCTTCTCCGTGGCATTGTCTGCCAGAACGGGACCAACATCATCCGCAACCCTGCCAGCCTGCTGCCAGGCCGCCTGTACTTCACCGACACACAAGGGGCTGATGATCCCACATTTTCAGGTCTGGGGTCCCGATTCCTGCTTCATTACGAAGATGATACATCATGACAGCCATCACATATCCCAATGCCACCACGACACACAGCTTTGCCCGCAAACAGATAACCGTCACATTCTTCATGCCCGGGCTGAACGGAGGCCTGGACAGCTTCACGATTGGCGGGGGACATGCAATACAGGCCACCATAAGACATGCGGGATTCACCACCGGTTCCGAAGCTGACCTCACCATCAGGGGGCTCTCCCAGATAGACAGAGACAGCCTTTCCATCCTTCCCGACCATCCTGCACCAGACAACCTAAACACAATCACTGCTGGCCAGACTTTCATCACCATACAGGCCGGTGATGAAGGAAGCCCGCTGACAAACCTGTTCACTGGAACAGTCGACAGTGCCCAGACGGATTATGATGATCTGGACAGTCCCTTCCATATCCATGCCATGACCAGCACCATTCCAGCGTCCATCCTGCCACAGGCCAAAGGCTATGCCGGACCGCAGGACGTCATCACCCTGATGGCGGATATCTGCAAAGAAGCAGGCTTCCAGCTGCTGGATCATGGTGGCTGGGAACGCCATGCCAGCCTGACAAACCATTACAGATGGGGAACGGCTCTTGAGCAGATACAGGCCATCCTGACGGCGACGAAAGGCACCTTCAATCTCTCACCTTTCATCCCCATGATGGAAAGCAACCAGGGGGCCATTCCCTACAGGGGGCTCCTTGAAGTATGGGGGCCGACCTTTACCGGCATCCCGCCAGCAGGGCAGGAATCAACAGTTCCTGTCATCTCAGCCGCAACGGGGATGATCGGCTATCCCCGATACAGCAGTTCCGGCATATCCCTGACAACCCTCCTCCGGCCAGACATCACCTTCTGGCGTCCACTGGCTCTGGAAAGCACCTTTGCACCCGTCACCGGAACATGCACAACCGGCACCCCACCTTGGAACGGCCTGTGGCTGGCCACCTTTGTCTGGCACGACATCAGTACCGAGACCTCACATGGAGCCTGGCATACACATATGGAATGCATCCGTACGACCCTTGGCAGACGATGACGGGCCGCCACCTTCCTGAACAACCACCTCCAAACGGCCTGAAGGATCACAGCATGCCTGCTACAGCCACGCCCTATCTCCTGCGCTCCAATGCGGGCAAAAACAGCCTGAAAGGTGCACTGGATTCACTCATTGCCAGCCACATCAACCAGATCGGCCCTTCCATGCTGGTACAGGTAGAAACAGTCACGACCGAGGCCGCTGCCATTACAGGCAAGGTCACGGTCCGTCCCATGGTACAGCAGCAGGATGCGCTCTCCCGCACCCTGCCACATGACCTCATCCACAATGTTCCTTACCTGCGTTTGCAAGGCGGCCGTTCCGCCTTCATCATCGACCCCAAACCGGGAGATATTGGCTTCATCATCATATCAGGGCGGGACCACACCCATGCCATCACGACCCGACAGCCCTCACCTCCGGCCTCGTTCCGACAGTTCTCCATGCAGGACTGCGTATATGTGGGCGGCTTCCTCAATGAAGGGCCAGACCAGTTCATACAGGCAACGGATCAGGGCTGGCGGATCGTGACGCCGGGATCCGTCACCATAGACGCACAAGGACCCCTCACCCTGAAAGCCAGCCGCATTGAAGCCACCTGCGATATTGTCACATCCGGCGACGTTCAGGCGGGTGGCATCTCGCTAAAACAGCATACTCACGGCGGCGTGCAGACCGGTCCGGGCACAAGCGCTCCCCCGCAATGAAATATCATTTCGGAAACGGCATATTTCCACGCCAGGCTGTCTCAGCCAGTGTGCGGACGAACTCATCCCCGTGATCGAAATCGATGTGGGCTGCGCCCCCTGCCCAGGACATGCTGACAGACGTACTGCCTGCCAGGGCATCAAACAGGGCGTGCCCCTCAGCTTCGGAGACATAACATCCCCATTGCGTGCCCCGGTTGATGATGCCTGTATAATGGAAGCCTTTCACCTCGTATCCGTTAGAGAAACGGACCTCCAGTTCTGGCTGGTGAATCTCATGATTCTTCAGGACGAACATGAGAAAGACATCACCACCCCGACGTGGCGATGCAGACAACATGACATCATTTTCTGCCAGAAGAGCCGTAAGCGTGTGGTCCAGCTCCAGCATCTGCCATTTACCGGTCTGCCCCAAGCGCTGCCCCCCATTGGGAGATACACCAAGAGCGGCCAGACCGCTTGTTGTCACCGTTCCATCCTGCGCCACATCCAGCGGGGTCTGGGCCCGGGCATCTGTCAGACTGCCCGCCAGCAGCATCAGACTCAGGCCTGTCATGCACAGTGTCGTCCGCATCATCACTTTCCTTTCCCTCACGATACAGGGGCGGGGGCAGGACGGAACAGGCCCGCCTGCCCCCGCCCGTAACAGATTTCAGTCAGTTACAGTTTCGGATTCATCACTGGAGACTTCATCGAGCACTTCATGATGGCGCTCATGAGCCTTTTCACGTTCCTCAGCTGGCATGTTCCTGATCACGTCGTGTACTGCCTTCACAGGGTTTGCAGCCGGTTCTTCCTTCTCGGACATGATACTCCCTTTCCAGTCATTCACTATCGGACGCCCTCTTTTCCAGCAGGGCGCAGCCCAGCACTGAACCATCAGGAACGGTCGATCAAGCGCAAGGTCCCTCTATCACTGCACGACTGCCTTGCAGAGAAACCACTGCTCCAGCCGGTTAGCGTTCGCAGATTCCAGAATTCTCGACGTAAGTGACAAGCCGCTGGTCACTCTGCAACAGGGCCGCCGAACTGCCCTTTGCATCGGCTGTCAGCTGACGGATATACTGGGCACAGGGCGAATGGGGGCGGTGTGATACGGCCCAGAGACCATCCCTCACCGTCTCGGCGGAAAGGCCGATGCGGCGCAAATTCTCCTCATCCGTCCGCTGCTCCTGATGATTCACCCCCTGATGCGCCTGCACCTTGGCACTATGCAGCGCCTGAGAGAGGGTGCCTCTGGTTTCGGGCATGTGACTCAATGCATCCGCACGGGCTACTCCGCCCCAAACAGAAACGGCTGCAATTACAAAAAGAACGTGTTTCATGGACAGGATTCCTGCATTACGCCCCATAGGCTACGGAGAAAATAGCGCATCCCGACAACCTCTCCAATGTGGTTTCACCCCATGCGCTGGCAATCAGACAATTTTCTGGCTGGGTGTTGCTTTCAGGGCGCTCTCAGGCCCTGCGGCTCGTCCGTAACGGCATCATCACTGGCCAGATCCGGCCTGTAACAATATTTCGGCACATTTCCTGGCCCATCATCAAAATATCTGAGCACATGGACGACAGCATCGTAGCAATTGCCCCGCCGTTTGTTGATGAGCACATCATAGGCATTATCCGCCACCCGCTTGCTGGAATAAGCCTTGTGAAGAAATTCGTACAGTTTTGGAGGGTCTATGGCGAAAGACCCATCCTCATTTTTCAGATACACAGCCTCCGCCCGTGCCACACCGGGCAGAGCCAGTGCGAACACGGCGCACAGCACCAGATGTTTCATGCCCATAATCCTGTTCATTCCTGAAATTGACGGCACCCACCCTACCGGGTGCAGCCACCGACTCTGACAACCACATCCTGATCCATCAGGGCCACATATGAAAACCACACTCAACGGACCTGTGGAAGAGCCTGCTTCTACCACAAACCTGTGGCGATCGGTTTTTCCAAAAAAGAAAAAGAAAGCCGCACAACGGGCTGGACCAGTTCATCCAGGCAACAGATGAAAGATGGCATGTCGGCAGTAAGGAAGGAGTTTTTTGCTTCCTCCCCCTTACCTCTTTACTTCCCGTAGAACTGGTCCAGAACTTTCAGGAAGTCTTGAGCCGTCATGGATTGCATCAACTGGTTGACCTGATCCTCATTCTCCTCAGCTCTCGCCGAAAGAGAGTATCCAAAAGCCCAGAAGCCAGAACAAAAGCAACGCCTAATTTCTTCATGATCTCCTCCACGTAACTACTCCTCTTTTTCTGCCTCCAATACCTGCTGGATCAGAAGGAGGATCGTTTCGGCACAGGTAACCCCATGTGTCCACAACCCGCACAACCTCCCTAACCTCTAACTGAAAAAGTACTTCAATCATGGTTGACGCCAAATTAAACAAAAACACTCTCGCGGAATACTGCAATCTTCTCTGGGAAATATTAGAATGATCCAGTCAAGACACTATCCGTCATTACTCTTTTCGCCAAATATAAGGGGGAACCAAAACAGCGCATTTTTCCTATCACCAGGCCACCTACTAAATGATATTTACAACGACGTAGAGAATAGTCACAACACCATGGAGAGAGGGGCTGCACCGGGCCGGGATTTCCTTTTCCTGCCTTCTGCGGCCAGACATCTCCTACTATCAGCCCGTGAAGGTGGTAAAAGAGTACACTCCTGCCGGGTAGGTGGCCGGAGAGAATGGCCTCAACCGGCAGGGACAGCGCATCGCCTCGGCTCCGTGGAATGGCCTGTGGCTGCCCTACAGCATTACTCACGAGGTCACGTCAGAGATACCGGGCGGCAACTGGCATACATTTGTGGACTGCCAGTTGACGAGCGTAGGGCAGCAAATCGCCGTTAAATAGTCAGTCGAGGTTCTTACGCTCGCAAGTGCCAGAGTGTTCGATAGAGATTACGAGTTTGTCGTCATAATCAGGGCGATCAAGTCCATTCTCATAATCAGCCGTAAGCTGGGCTACATAATGAGCACATGCGCTATATGGGCGATTCTGTGATGCCCATACCGCTTTGCGGGCGACATCGGGGGACATGCCCATTCTGCGGAGTTGAATCTCAGTTTTTGCGCCCATTTGACTTCTTGTCGCCTCGATATCGCTTTCACTGGGCTGATAGCCGTAGCTGTAGTGCCCACTTTTTTTAGCATTTGCGATCGCCTCAGCCAAAGCCGGGTCATGCTTCGCTTGTTCTTCGAGCGCATCAGCCCGAGCCACGCCGGACAGCCCGATGATAGCGGCGGCAATGAGGAGAAAGTGTTTCATGGTCAACTCCCGTAAGGTCATTCGTCCATCTAAGGCATCAGAACAATAAAGGGGAAGACCCATGCCAACAAATAATACCCCCTACTGGGACCGAACGGGAACCGGGATCAATCTCAACACGATCATGAACGGGCGGATCCAGGACCATATCCGCAAGATCGGCCCCTCCATGCTGGTGCAGGTGAAGGCCGTGAAGGCCGGGGCTGCCTCCATCACTGGCATGGTGGATGTGCAGCCGATGGTCCACCAGCAGGACAAACAGGGCAAGCCCCACCCTCGGCAGATCATCCACAACGTCCCCTATCTCCGCATCCAGGGCGGCAGTTCGGCCCTCATCATCGACCCCAAGCCGGGGGACATTGGCTTCATCGTCATTTCTGGCCGGGATCACACCCATGCCGTCACCACACGGCAGCCCTCTCCTCCCGCTTCGTTCCGGCAGTTCGCCATGCAGGACTGCGTGTATGTGGGCGGCTTCCTCAATAACGGGCCGGACCAGTTCATTCAGGCGACGGATCAGGGCTGGCGCATCGTGACGCCGGGGACAGTGTCCATCGAGGCGGCCAAGGTGCGGGTCAACTGCGATATCGAGACAAGCGGCGATGTGAAGGCGGGTGGCGTCTCGCTGAAACAGCACACGCATGGCGGCGTGCAGGCGGGCGGCGGGAAGACCTCACCGCCAGAGTAACCGTCCTGCATCCATGGTGCCTAACCCTCCCCTCACCGGGAGGGTTTTTTATTGCCCGGAGTTCTCATGAAAACCCTCTCCCTCACCCCTGACTGGGACCTGACACTGGACAGCACGGGCAATCTGGTCGTGCTGACGGACAAGGCGGCCATCCTTCAGGACGTATGCTCTGCCGCCCGCACATGGCTGGGCGAGGTGCTCTACGACACCGGGCAGGGCATCCCCTACGACACGGACATTCTCCGCTCGGACGTGGACCTCTCCTTCTATTCTTCGGAGATCGAGGATGCCGCCACGTCTGTCCCCGGCGTGGCGGCGGCCACCTGCCACCTCGCCAATCCCACCAAGGAACGCCAGCTCACCGGCGTCATTCTCGTAACCTTCAGCGATGGGAGCACGGACCATGCCCAGTTCTGACGCCACGACCAACGTCCCGGCCCCCTCCCTCACCGATGCGGGCTTCACCGCCCCTTCCGAGCAGGACATCCTTGCCGGGGTTCTGGCCGACATGAACGCCGCCCTGGGCGGTGGGGCCAACACGGCCCTTTCCACCCCGCAGGGGCAGATCGCCCTTTCCGAGACCGCCATCCTTGGCGACTTTCTGGGGGCGATGATCGCCATATTCAATGGCGTGGACCCGGCCTCTTCTTCCGGGCGGATGCAGGAGGCCATAGGGCGCATCTACTTCATGGAACGTCGGCCGGCTACGGCAACGACCGTCACGGTGCAGGCCAGCGTGAACGCCCCCGGCCAGAACATCGCCGCCGGTACGGTCGTGGCACAGGGGACGGATGGCAGCCTCTATGTGGCTCCGCAGGCCATCACGCTTCCCCAGTCCGCCACGGCCAGCATCGACCTCTCCTGCCAGACCGCCGGGGCCATCACCTGCCCTGCCAACAGCCTGACGCTCTATCAGGCGGGGCTGGGGCTGGCATCCCTCACCAATCCTGCCCCCGGTGCCACGGGCGCTGATGCCGAAAGCCGCACCGACTTTGAAGCCCGACGGCAGGCCAGCGTGGCTGCCAACAGCATCGGGCAGAATGCGTCCCTCATGGGGGCGCTGCTGGAGCTGCCCGGCGTGACGGATGCTTATGTGACTGACAATCCGGCACAGGCTCCGACAGTGCAGCAGGGCGTGACCATCCCGGCAGGGGCGCAGTACATTCTGGTGGAAGGGGGCAACCCGCAGGACATCGGCCAGGCCATCCTGCACAAGAAGCCCCCGGGCATCCCCACCGTTGGTACCCAGATCGTCACGGTGCAGGACACCAACCCTGTTTATGCGGGCAACCAGCCATCGTACTCGTTCCGCTATGACAGGCCGACGCCGGTTGCTCTCCATGTGGTCATGGAGATTGCGGCCTCGGATGCCGTGCCATCCAATGCGGCACAGCTCATCCAGCAGGCCATCGTGGCGTATCTGACAACCGGGGCCAACCGCATCCGGCTGGGCAGAACCGTCTATGCCTCCCGCCTTTCTGCCGTGGTGGACGGGCTGGGGGACTGGGCAGAGGTGCTCACCCTGTCCATCGGCACTGATGGCAATGCGGGCCAGAACAGGCTCACACTGCCGATCAACCAGCTTCCCACGGTGACGGCGGACACGATCAGTGTGCAGGTGGTGACATGATCGACATACGGGAGACCATCCTCGCCCAGTATGCCAACAGCCCTGCCCTCACCGGCATCCTCGAGCGCTTCAATGCGGCGGTGGACCCGCAACGGTCTATCGAGACCTTCCTCCATGATGTCTGGAACCCGGCCACGGCCAAAGGCTGGGGGCTGGACGTGTGGGGGAGGATTGTTGGGGTCGGGCGGGTTCTACGCATTGACACGACAGGCTATTGGGGATTTGCACAAGGCTATCCGACCTCCAGAACCTTTGGTGAAGGCATCTGGTATTCCGGGCGTGGAGCAACAGCCAATTACCGCCTGACAGACGAAAACTACCGCCAGCTGATCCTAGCCAAGGCAGCAGCAAACATTTCTGCCGGGTCCATCGCTGACATCAACCGCATCCTCATGATCCTCTTCGGCAACCGTGGCAACTGCTACCTGGCCGATACGAGCGACCACACCATGATGCTCGTTTTCTCCTTCCGCCCCACAGCCATTGACGTTTCCATCATCGCATCCGGTGTGCTGCCCCGCCCCTCTGGCGTGCAGTACCGCTACACCTTCATCCCCCCTGCCAAAAATGATTTCGGGAATGACATTCTATGAAGACTTCCGACCTTCCAGAGAAAATTACCGTTCCTTTTGCCCAGAATGCAGGTCTGGCCTATCGGCGTGACATCCCTCTCCAGAGCAGTGATGCAGGGGCGGCCTCTTTCATGCTGGGTTTCCCCGCGCTGACCTTTCAGCCTACGGGGGCTGGGGGCACACCACCAGATGGTCGGGACATGAACGGCATCCTGTTTGCTCTCTCATCCATCGCACGGGCATGGTGTGCAGGCACCACGATGACATTCGATGCATCATTCGCCCATGATGTCGGAGGCTACCCGCTGGGAGCTGTTCTGCGATCCACCACGGATCCGACCATTCTGCTCATCAGCCAGCAGGATGGCAACATGACCAACCCCGCGACCGACCCTGACGGAACATACTGGCGGCGCATCGGCAATGATGAGGCACTCCAGCACACACTGGGGGCCCTCTCCGACCGTCTGGACAGCAGGCTCAGCCGTCTTGATGGAGCCTCAGCCAATCTCCTGTTCGCCTCGCTCTATCAGGACGGATCAATGCCCACCCCCCCAGCATGGGCCACACGCCTTCATGTCGTGGCACTGGGGGCAGGAGGGGGAGGTGCCAACTGCCAGGCATGGGGCGAATTCTCCAACACCAATTCTTCAGGCGGTGGCGGTGGAGCTGGCGCCTATGCAGAAGGTATCTTCTCCATCTCTCCTGCCGATACCCTGTCCGTCAGGGTCGGCCGGGGAGGCACCACAGAACAGCCTGGCGGCGATACCGTACTGTTCATCAACGGAACTGCCGTCATGACGGCAGGTGGCGGCAGAGGAGCCTCATGGCAGGCAAAGGCCTCCAGTGCTGGGGCCCCTGGCGGTTCCGCACATGGAGGAAACATCCTCATGCAGTCCGGTGCCCCAGGGTCAGACGGGCAGAACGGCCCGTTCATTCTTGTTGGCAACGGAGGCGACTCTGCTTTCGGGGGCGGTGGACGGGCCGGTGCACAGGGAGGACTGGATGCCTCCTCCTTCGGTGCGGGAGGAGGTGGAGCCTATGATGCCTTCTCCAAAAACACACTCTTTTCTGGCGGCACAGGAGGCAACGGCCTGATCCGCTATCGCTGGCTGGTCTGAGCGTCATCCAGCCTTTGGGACCGCCCGCAGGCGGCGCAATGAAACCAGCATGAGGAAACCATGACACAACCAGCAAACAGGGTTCCTGCCTGGCGCTCCTACACGGCAACGGGAAACCCGACAGACATCGTCCCCTCCACAACCGTTGCCAGGGAAATTGGCGGCAAGATTGACGCCATCAACGGCCAGGCAGCGGGGCTGACCATTGATGGTGACAGTACCCTTGCAGGAGAAAAAGTCCGGGATGTTCTGGCCCGCTTCCCGGAAAAACTGGTGACCAGCTACGGTGTCACCCACGACCCTGACGGCCAGCACACAGCCACCAACAGTGCCGCCTATCAGGCCGCCATCAATGACTGTGCAGGCACCTTCCGGCTGGTGCACCCTGCCGGGCTGTCCGTCATGCTTGGAACGCTCCGCATCACCCGCCCGGATACGCATCTCGTCCTGGATGGTATCATCACCCTGGCGCCAGACAGCAACACGAACTGTCTGGACATCTATGCCCCCGGCCAGTCTCTGGAGCGGATTTCCATCACGGGACAGGGAATCATTGACGGAAACCGGTCCGGCCAGCAGGGGGGACAGACCGCCGTAAGTGGCGGCATATGCGCCAACACGCTGAGCCATACAGACAATACGCCTGATATGCCTTCATTTCCAACACGGATCGACAATCTGCTGATTTCCGGAATCACGATCCGCAACACCTTCAACTGGCCGCTTTCTCTGGGGTTCATCAGCAACAGCCTCATTACCAACGTCACGCTGCTGGATGGCGGCAACAGCCCCCAGTTCATCTGGTCGGCTGACAACTGCTGGTTCACGGACAGCCTATCAACCGGTCACACCGATGGCGGTTTCGTCTTCTACATGGGCTGCCGCCGCTGCGGGGCCACAGGTAATACGGTCTCCGGCAACCATGACGGGATCGGCGTCTATGCCGACAGTTCCGACCAGCCCGCCAACGAGAACATCCTGATCGCCAACAATCATGTTCACGACAATGCCGACGGGGGCATTGGCATCACGACGACAGACCAGAAAAGTGCAGACGGGCTGATCCAGCGGAACATCCTCATTACGGGAAACATCCTCTCCAACAACAATACGCACGGACGCAACGGGGGTGGATCCATCGGCATCGTGGCGGCTCATGGCGTACAGGTCCGCAACAACCTTGTATCCCGTGATGGATCAACCGCCAGAACGGGCAACCCGGTCTATGCCGCCTATGTCTCGGACAGCTGCCAGTTTGTCGAAATTGAAGGCAATCATTTTGAGGATATCGGCTCCACTGCCAATCCGGGAACGGCCATCTATCTCAACAGGCCCACTGGCGCCATCATCCGCAACAACATATTTGCCAACACGGCCGGTACCTCCGGCCCGCTCCGTACAGGCCTTGGCGGAACGGTCGGTGCTGCTGGCCTCATCAGCGGCAATGTAGCGGCCGGACCGATGGCCGGCCCCCTGCTGGCTCTGGCATGGCAGACTGATACAGCTTTCATCAGCCAGCCAGATGGCATGGGCGGACTGCTGGATACCCTCCCCCGAAGCAGCAACATCGTGGCATCAGGCCATTATGACTATGATGGCCGTACACTGAGCAGGCAGATCGGTGCCACGACCGATGATACGGGCCTCTTCCTCCAGACAGCACGGAACCAGACCACGGGAGCCGTTTCCGGCGATATTGTCCTGAACAAGGGCAACATCTTCCGGGTCTTTTCCCTCTCACTGAACGGGGCCATCACCACACCGAACGGCCACGTCCTGCTGAACATACGCAGCCCATCCGGCGCACCGCTCATGATGCAGGTTTTCACCATAAAGGCAGCCCATGGAGACAGGGTCACCTTTCCGCAATCCTTCACCAGCGACACCGTGTCGGTAATGGTTCCGCCATTCCATAACGGAACCAACATGATTGTTGGCGGCCCCTCAACCCTCTCCCCACCGGACCGCACCGGCTTCACGGTTGGAAAATTCTGGGTCGGACTGGGAGGTGCCAATATTGATCCGGCCGATGACATTACTGTCATGGCCATTGGAGAGCTTTCGTCATGACCCAGAACATGGCCTATTTCGCCATAATTGATGAAGGAGCCGCCATGGAGCCTGTCCCCATCCGTGGCTGGACCATCATTCCCCTCACGCAGGACAGGAAACAGGCCGATGGCACCATAACCGCCCACAGCCTGACGGAAGAAGAGCTGCTCCAGCAGGTCACACCGCACATGCCTGCGGGAAGCCGGGCCATCCGCCTGCATGTCACGGATGAAGACTGGAACGCCCGCCCTGTTGTAAATCCAGTTCTCTCCAAGGGGGGCATCACACAGGGAAAAACACCCTCCACCACCCTGCGGGACCAGGCCGCCGCCATGATGCTGCAGGTTCAGCAACAGGCAGCCATGACTGCCGCCATGGGCGAAACCTTCGGCCCCAAAATGCGGGCCTGTGTCAGCACACTAAGAGCCATCCTGGATGGTTCTGACACACCAACGTCCCTCCCCACGTTACCCGCCAGACCAACAGATTGAGAGCCCCCATGAATCCCTATTTTGCAGGCTGTTTTCTCCTCACCATGCTGGCCTTTCTGGGAGGGCTGATTGCCTATGCCAACAAGGCTGGACGCAACAGCGCACGGGTCCGGTCCAGCCAGCAGGACGCGGCAACAGCCCAGGCCACAAGCAAGGCCGCCCGCACCATGCTCGAAGCCCGTACCAACGGCCTGCGGACCCGCACCCAGCTGCTGGACACACTGGAAAAGGGACAATTCTGATGGCCCCCGCTCCACCGCCTGCGGGACTACTGGCAGGGCTGGCCTTGTGCCTGCTGGCAGGCTGCAACCAGCCTCCCTTTCGTCCCCTCTGCCCGGCGCTTGTCCATTATTCGCCAGAAGAAGAGCGGGCTGTCGCCAGAGAGCTCCATCTCCATCCTGACCTGAAGGAAACGCCCCTCTTCCTTCTGGATTATGGAAATGAACGCCATGAAATTCAAAAAATCTGTAGCTGACCACCACGCTCTCATCCCACATTGACCGCCCGCCAAGGCGGTTTTTTTATGGAACTGCTCCCATGATGCCCACACACCTTCCTGACAGGATCACCCCTCTCAACGAGCGGATTGCCGCCCTGGAGGCAGTACAGGCCCGTCATGATGAAGACCTCACAAAACTCAGCAACAAGATCGATAATCTGGCGCTGGAACTTCATGCTGGCATTGCCTCCCTGAGCGAACAGATACGGGAGAGCAATTCATTACGGTCACGCACTGTTACAGCCGTCATCACAGGCGGCGGTGCGGTTGGCGGAGCAGTCGCCGTGGGGCTCTATCAACTCATCCACACGCTCTACCCCCATTTCTTCGGAGGCTGATGACCATGCCCCAGACACCCACCCGGCCACCCCGTGGCATCCGCAACAACAATCCGGGCAACCTCAACTTCGCCCATCAGCCCGGCGCAATGCTGGAGCCTGCGGAGCCAGGCATCACGCCCCGCTTTGCCCACTTCTCCACATCAGAAGCTGGCCTGATGGCCTTGCGGGACCAGCTCTACCGTTACATGGTACGGGACAGGCTGGATACCGTCGCCTGCATCATCAGCCAATGGGCCCCCCCGGCCGAGAACGATACCCGACGCTACATTGATACTGTTGCGCAGGCCCTTGGCGTGACGCCGGATACAGTCCTCGGCCCGCCTACGGCCACCCTGCTTGCCAGCCTGATGGAGGCCATCATCCACTACGAAAATGGCCAGAACCCTTATGGACGGCTGGTGGCCCAGGTCGCAGCAGCCCTCCCTGCCCTCCGGCAGACCCCAGCGACCTGACTGACGCTTCCATCTCATCATACATCAATCCCATGACCGCCTCTCTGCGGCCTTATCATCACGGAGATACCGCCAATGGATATCAGCTCCTTTTTCACCACCCTGCCCGATGGTCTCCAGAACTACGTGGCACTGGTCATCATCCTCTGCAATCTGATGACCGTGTTCATCCGCCCGCCAGCGGCCGGCTCCCGCTGGATACTGCCATACCGATGCATATCCACGCTGGCACTGAATGTCGGTTGGGCCAGAAATCACCTCCAGCCAGGGCACCCAGCGAAAGAAGCCTCACATAATTCCTGAGCCCCAAGCAGAGACCGTCTCTCCCCCCCTCGCCTGTGAGCTGTCTCACCTGCTACAGAACAGACAGCGTCATCACGTCAGGACCATCGGCCATGTCACATGCTCTCATTGCCTGCCTGCTCTACGGCCTGGCGGCCTTCGCTGAAATTGCAGGCTGTTTCTCTGTCTGGGCCTGGCTGCGGCTGGGGCGGTCCCCGCTCTGGCTCCTGCCCGGCGGGCTGTGCCTCGGCCTGTTCGCTATCCTGCTGACATTCAGCCCGGCTGACCATGCCGGGCGGGCCTATGCCCTGTATGGCGGCCTCTATATCGTCACCAGCCTCTTTTGGGGCTGGGCCGTGGAGGGTCTGGCACCGGATGCATGGGACATGGCAGGGGCTGCCCTCTGCCTGGTGGGAGCCCTGCTCATTCTTCTGGCCCCCCATGGCCGGACCTGACCACCTGCCTCAGGACCGATAACTGAAGCGTGGCAGTGTCCAGTTGTAACGGATGGAGAGCAGACGGAAACTGATGCCGAAAATCATGGAGATCAGCAGCTCGATGTTCCTGTTGTCCACAATATGGGAGCAGCAGAGAAACACGACCCCCGTACTGACAGACACCGTGCCATACAGTTCGGACCGGAACAGCAGCGGAATGTCATTGCAGAGTATATCCCGCAGCACGCCGCCCATACATCCCGTGATCATGCCAGAAATGATGACACAGACCACAGAAAGATGTTCCATCATCGCTACCTGGCAGCCCATAACGGTAAAGACGACAAGGCCAATTGCATCCAGAAACAGGAACAGTTTGCGCAACCTGTGCATGTGCTGGGCCACCATGATGGTGGCCAGGGCGGCAAACCCGGTAATGAGCGGGTAACTGGGATGCCGCACCCAGGACAATGGATAATGGTTGAGCAGCACATCCCGGATGGACCCTCCCCCCAGGGCGGTGATCCATCCCAACAGGAACACCCCTACAAGATCCATCTCCAGCTTGCCCGCCAGCAGGGCAGCCGTCATGGCCTCGGCAATGATGGCCACGATATACAGCGTGGTGTAGAGATCAAAGGTCATGCCGGATTCCCTGCCATGCGCCACTCTGCCAGAAAAAATGCAGCCCTGCCGCCTAGCGGACCACCAGCCGCCCGTAATTGGCGAACAGGACAT